CCTGCATCGCATTAAGGCCGCGCTGAGATGCTAACTGACCGAGCATCAACTGGAATACTGGTAGCCCAAGCGTCAGATTCTCCCACCATTCTCCAAAGAATAGACGTAGCCTGGTGAGCACGGCCTGGTTCACCGCTGCTCCATCCGTGAGCGATGTCCCATCGGCGAAGATCGGATCATTGTCGGCGTCGAGCGCCAGGTAACTGATAGTTGACATCGGCTATTGGCCTTTCAACACTGTGGTCTCGCTTCCCGTCGCCGGCGGCGGAGGCCCAACATATCCCTTGCTCTGCACGAAAGGATAAATGTTGGCGATCCACCATTGATAAAATGTGTTAGTCATGAGAGCCTGCGGGATCCCGCTCCCATCGCTGATATTGACGGCCGGCGCCTCGATCGCTACCTGAGACGAACCGCTCACGGTCACGATCTCGCTGGCCACGTCCACATAAGCGCTGCCATCGTCGCGACGGAGCTGCGCGGAATCTGTAGACCAGTTTGCGATAACGTTCGTCTGGCTCGACAGGCCAGGGTAGAATCCGCAATCGTGAATATCATGCCGGCGAATCTCGTTCTGCCTTTGGGATCCACTCGCCACACCCGTATTCTGAGCGACAGGAGCGTTGTTCTGTCCGTTGATCCACCACAGGTCAAAACAGGTATCGCAGAAGATCAGAAGACCCTCGTCGCCTTTCTTGAGAGGGAGGGTCAGCGAGAATCCTCCGCCTCGGGGCAGTCCGATTGGAACGAGAATGATCGGATCTACATCCCACCATTGCGGACCAGTGTTTGTTCGAACCTGCTCCTGCAAGGCGATCCGCACGGTGACGGTCTGCTTCTGCGCATCCATGTCCTCTTCCAGAAACGCCGGGCTCGAAAAGCGCGCATCCATCAAAGCGTGTTTGATGATCTGCTTCCATTGCGCCGATGGAGCTCGATTGACCTGGCTCGGGCTGAGTTGAAGAAGCGGGTTAGGCGCCGGAGTAGTGGCCATCGATTCACATCCCTACAGAGTTGAATAAGGCTTGAGCATATCCCGTGCTCCAACCCGTAACCTCAGTGTGCCACTCATTGCCGCGGCTGTCACCTATATGGCGAACTTGGGAAACAAAGAAGGTAAGATCGGCACTGAGAACAGTGGGGAGCTCGCTGTTGACGCTTGGCGTCCGCATCATCTGCGCGATCTGCGTCTCCGCCAGTTGGACGAGCAAAGGCGGAAGTTGAACTTTAAGTCTCGGATCCAACAGGACCGTGAATATCACTCCCTGCTGAATCTGTTGAGGCGTCCCGATGATGCTCTGCGTAGTGCCTGGTGGAAGATTGGCAGGCTGCTGAATCCCGCCTGGTGGAAAGGCTGGACTGTAGATCAGGTCGATCGGCTTGCCGCCGTTGTCAACCTCGCTTATATAGGCCTGTTTACCGTCCTGCCAATTCTGCAGAAAATTGCTGTCAGCGATCTGATCGAGGTATTTGCCGACCTTTCCGAACACCGTCTTGCCGCGCGGATACTGAACCCCGGCCATCCTCGACTGCGCTACCTGCCCGGCCGTTCCCTGCGCATACGAGATAGGAGGAAGGCCGATCTGCGCCGCCATCTTCGCTACCAATTGCGCCTGGCTGGTGAATGGCCCGGTCGCAAAGTTTACGATCGTATCCATCACGAAGGGATTAGCCACGCAATGCAAGGTGATCTTTTGATCGACCACGCCTTCGAGCGTGAACAACGTCTGGAAGACAGGACCATCCCAAATGATTGCCGGCTGATTAGGCCCCGTCATGAATCCAGCCTTCAACGTCACCCATGTAGCATTAAGAAGAATGTTCTGCGTGGACGCATCGTCCATATTGAAGATGTTTATATCTGCAAACCAGAACGGAGAGGAGTTCATCGCCTGCAGCACCTCGAAGGTGATGCGCAAAGCCTCTGGCTGCCAAGCAAGATAAGATATAGTGGTCTGCTGCGCTCCTGAACTGGTAGCGCTCGTGACCGTGAGCTCCCACGCCTGCCCCCAGAGCGGTATAGTGGAAGCGCTCATACATTGTCTCCCCAGAGCAGACTGAACTGGGAAAGATCATCTGTACCCGGATAATCAGTCGGCGCGTTTCCGGTGTTGAGTAGGTACGCGCTTCCGATGTTCATGTACTGGTACTGAGCCAGCATATTCGCCGCAGGATAGAGGCCAGTAACAAGAGGTACGCTGGCGATTAGCGGATTCCCATTAACATCCGAAACTGCCAGTTGCCAGTAACCGGCCATCTCGGAAAAGCTGAGAGTAAAATTCAAAGTCAACGGAGATCCGTTCACCGTCAACTGTGCAGAAAAAGTCTGGTTGGGCGCCGTAGTGAGCGGAATAATTTGGCTGCTCATAGCAATGGCGCCCCCTGTTGCCCTGCTATGCTTGAGTAACTCCCTGCGCCTGGTACGTTCGTTCCCATCCATCCTGCAATAGTGCTCAAACCAGCGGCTATTCCGCCTAATCCGACACTATTTGTCAAAGCGGTGCTCGTTGCATTTGCTTGCGGCTGCTGGAATTGCGATTGCGTGCTCGCCGGGACTTGGGAAGGGTTTACCGCCCCGAGACCAGAAGATTGAGTGTCATTCGGCCGAGCAGATACTGGCTGCGTGCTTACACTCGCTGTGAATATCTGTTCGAACTCTACACGCATTCTCAATCCGGCGATCGTCTTGTAATCCTCGCGCGGAGAGACGCTGGTGATGACCATGTTGGTGTACGTGCGCAGCCTGGTAGTCACGGTAAGCGGCTGGCGCGCCGCCTGCAGCCCGATGATGGTCTGGTAGGCGTTAACGCTCTTACTGGTCGACGTTCCTATCCAGGGAGTGATAATAGAGTTTCCTTTGGCCACCGCATTCGCAGCGCTGTGGCTGTAGGAATCTACTGCGTCGGACATCAGAATGTACATCACGCAGCGAGCTGGCATCAAGTACGCATGGCTGGAGATGTCTGCCCCGGTCTGCACAGGATGATGGGTCTTCTCCAGCCTCTGCTCATGCTCGAGCTCCAACACGGCGTCAAAGACGTAGGTGGTGGTGGCAGTGCCATTGATAGTCAGGACGCCAGTATCGCTCACGCTCGCCGCAGGCGTGGTCGGCGTAACCGTGATGCTGACCATGGCCGGCTGCGACCATTGTGGAGGACGATAGATTCCTGAACCAGTGGCTGACATATCAATAACTCACGCCGTACACCTGTTTAAATTCCAACAGGTTTCTCTGTGTCTGTTTGTCTGCGTGTTCTTTCATCGCATCGATGGCTGCTCTCTTGACCTCATGGTAGCCGGCGCCTGGCTGTACGATGTTGATCGTTATGCCGCCTACGTTGACTGATCCACTCTGCCCCATGCGCCCGAGGACATGAGCGATTTCATTGCGGGCTTCGTCACTCAACGTAGCCTTGCCGGCGAGAAAGGAGTCCATGCGTCCCTGGCCCATTGCGTAACCGCCGATAGACTCCGGAACATTGCCGCCATAGTGATTGAGCAGGTCACGCAGATACATCGCCCCACCCTTCATGTTTCCTGTCGGATCATTGGGATTCACTCCATAATGCGCCGCGGTCGCCGGCATAAGCTGCATGAGTCCCATGGCCTGCCCGGTGCGGGTTGGAGCTCCGAGCAGAGTCCCGCCGCCCGCTGCATACTGATGCCCCCCGCTCTCCTGCATCATGATCGCGTGCATCAGGTCTGGCGGTACTCCAGCCGCCGAGGCTATAGAATTCACGTCGAAGCCGCCAGCAGTACCGCCAGCAGCCTCTCCGCCCCCCAAAAGTTGAGCTCTGGACTCCGCCATAGATCCAGCCATGGATTTTAGATTGTGAATGTCCGCACCGTAGTCGGAGAACAGATCAGCCACGTTGCCGGGGATCTTGTCCCACTGCATCGTGATTATGTTGGCAAGGATGCTGGCCAGGTGCGCGGCGGTGTCGAGCACAACATCAACTATCGTGGCGACCATTCCCAGGGCTCCGGCGACATACTCCAAAGCCATGCCGAACTTCTTTATGTCGAAGGTAGCGCTCTCGAGCTTGTTGTCAAAGAAGAGAACGCCCATGAGGTTTGTGAACGCCGTTCCGACAGACTTGATGACCTGCCAGACGGATGTCATGACCATGACAACATCTTTCCAGATCGGAACGAACCAGGTCGCCAGAGACTTCGAGATTGCGGGCATGTCCTTGATAAACCAGTTATTCAACTCGCGCAGTTTAGTAAGAAGAGTATCCGGTCCCAGGCCTAGAGCCTTCAAGAAGTCTTGGACGACGTGCATACCGAGATACTGAATCTCGACTTCCATTCTAGTGAATTCGAAGCGGATGTCGCGAATCTTTCGCATCTGCTCGTTGAAGTCCCCGCCCGGCGCCATCGCGCGTTGGTCTTCAATAAGCTGCCTAGTTCGTTCGCGCAGCTCAGTATCCCAAGAAAGATTCTCAAGCGGCTGCCCGAGTGCGTCCATGGCGATCTTTAGGCTGCGCGCTGCGTCCTTGCTCATGTACATATGCAAGGCAAACAGGCGGTACTCTTGGTCATCCATGGCCACTTTGTCGACGAGTCCGAGGGCTGCGCTGCCGATCGCCGCGAAGCCGCTCACAATCTCTACCTGAGCCTTGAGAAAAGATCCCGCCATGCGCGCAGACTGAGCCTCGACAAAGAAGCCTGTCTCGCGCAAGGCGTTATGAAATCTGGCCATGCCGCTTTGATCGACCACGGCTCCAAGACGCACCAAATACTCATCGAGGATATTCGGCATTAGCCTCTCTCCATTCAGCTAATCTGCGCTGGTTCTCTTCTTTGATGTCAAGAAACTCAAGAGCATCGCACAGGTCTTGCACATCGTAGGTTCCATCGAAGGTTTCGTGTTGCTGCCAGAGGCCGGCGGATACCGGTCTCCACACAAGCGGATCCAAAGTTGGGAAAGGAGCAGGATCGAATCCTGGCGCGCCTACGCCGACAGCGTCTACGCGCCCTCGGACAAAAAACTTGCCAGACTGAAAACCAGCGCCTCCACGGTGAGCTTGGTTACCAGGAATGGGTTATCCTCGAGCTCGTGAGCAGCCCACGATCCATCGCTGGTCATAATGGGGATCGGTTGCTCACTCTCTCCCATCATCTCATAACGCGAAATAGCCTTCATACAACTGTTCTGGGTAAACGTGAAATCATCCAGACTCAGATGCATGAAGGCTATGCCGCAGAGTGTCCGCAGCCTTTCTTCCGGTGTTGCCTTTGCAGCAGCTTCCGCCGTAGCGCTGTCCATTTTGATTTCGTCGTGAGCTATGCTCTCTTGAGCCTTGAAACAAGCTCCCATGAGGCGTTGCCAGATGAAGCTGCCCACAATCGGTGATAGCTTGCGTAGTTCCCACCGCCGTCCATTCAGATCGATCGTTTTGGATCTTTGAATCGTATTCATTCCCAAGCCCTCCTTACAGAGCCATATTATACGCACGGGCCGGGATGTTCCGGCTACGAAGAGGGTGAGACCAGATCGTCATGGTCTCTACCTTCACTCCGCCGCGCCGTTTGCTTATTACTGGTTGACGACGTTCGCAGCCAGCAGGTTCCAGGTAATTTTCTGTCCGTTTGCATGATACGGCTTATCTGGAATCTTTCCGAATCCAACTCCACTGAGAACATGAGTGCTTCCATCGAGCATTGTGCGGAAGCTAATGACAGTGGCCGCCCATCCTGAAAGATCATCGTTATTCGCTGCGAGCACTGCCTGATTATAGAGCGACAATAGCGCGTGATGGAGAGCAGAGGTTTGTTGAACCTCAATTGCCACGGTTCCATTATCTCCGGCCACGTAGCTCGGCATGACCACTCCATCCGCGGCCAGGTCATGCACCGTGCGCTCCGTCGTCATGGTGATTGTGATTGTTCCGACGCCTATGTTTCCGCCAGCGATAGGCAGACTGACGCCGAATACTGAATTGACGAGTACGCCAACCAGGTCTTTGAAAGAGTATGTTGTGCCGACAGCGCTCATGTTCTATGTTCCCCTTTCCTTAAAGCTGGGTGTACACGCCGATGAGCAGGCTTTGGACCGCCCCGGCAGTGGTTATGGCGCAGTAGATCGGCATAGCCTTTCCCGCCGCTCGATCGCCGGCCGACTGTTGGCTGTACGGCTGCGCTTGGTTGAGGTATCCGCTTGGAAGTGCATCCCCTGTATCGAGGTTCAAGACTTGGGCTCCCTCCCATGTACCACCGGCGAGAAACCCGATCAGCGCCGAATTGGCGCAAGCATTGTTGGCCGCCTGGATAAGTAGATGCTCTCCTGCATTTGTCTGCGGAACAGCCGGGGTACTCTGCAGAACATTGAGCTCTTCGATTTGCAGGTTGGCGACCAGCATGGCCAGGTTGATCCAAAGGTAGCTCGGAGCGCCGTTCGACATGAATCCCGCTTCGAGTAACGTATAGGATCCAAAGTTAGCGTAAACGTTGAAGCTGGCCGCCAAGATATTGTCGTACTGCGTCTGAGTGAGAGGCTCCGGCGCAATCCCGGCGATCTGCTTGTGTGCCATGGTGAAGAAGCTGTTAGCCAGGCCGGTATTCAGGCCCATCTCAGCACCCATGAGTCCAGCCGCGGCGTAGATGTTGTTCGGGTAGAGGCCGCCCTGCGTGGTCGAATAGATGCCAAGGACGCGAAGCTTCAAAGCCTGCAACTGCAGCGCCACGTTCCCGGCTGTGCTGTTCGGGATGCCGGTATCGGACGACCACGGATAATAGCGCGTGGTCTGCCAGAGAGCATCCGCCCATTCCGCGATCGCGATGTTGTCCGAGGCAGTCGGATTGTTGACTGCCAGTCCATACCAGACGCTGTTAGCCGCCCGGCAAGCCTCCGCAGCCTGCAGGAGACTCTCCCCAATGGCGGTAATGTTTACGGTCAGGCCTATGCCGACAGAGGGTGACACAGCAGTAGTTGTGAGCCCGGTAGCAACCGTGTATCCGGTTCCCTGCTGAGACACGGCCACGGCAACAGCGCTTGGAACTCCGCTCGACTCGGCGGTAACGACGCCGAAGCCAAAGCTGGCTCCGCTCTGGGTTATCGAGAAGACATCGCCCACTGCCCAGCCAGTGCCAGGAGCGTCGATGGTGATGGTCTTCAAGGCTGTAAGGTCTTGACGACCCACCCATCCGAACGTCGCCTGCGGCGTCTGGCTGAAATATATCTGCATGGCGATGTACTCTGGATCTGAATTTGTGAATCCGTCAGAGAGCATCGCCGCCG